ATTATGAGCAGACCCTTATGTAATTATTGTAAACAAAGACCGGCGGCTATAAACTATAAGAAAGGTAACAAGACTTATTATAGAAAGCAGTGTGAAACCTGTATGCATAATGGAAAAGGTCATGGCATACCTAATTGGTATAAGGCCGGATATAGACAAAAGGATAGTTGTGACAAGTGTGGATTCAAAGGGGAACAAGTTCAATTTAATGTGTACCATATAAATGGCAACCTAAATGATTGTCATTTTAGTAATTTAAAAACTGTGTGTGCTAATTGTCAAAGGACTATGCAACGTGTGGGGTCACGTTGGAAACAAGGCGACCTTGTACCTGATTTTTAAGATCTTCTAGTGTACCATTATTATCAATAACAACATCAAAGTGTGTGTTTGCCCATGCCCATTCACTAGGATGTACGTCTTTAGGTTCTACACCAATATCTTGATATACTCTAAACCACATAGGATCTAATCCACGTTTTACACGCCATACCTGACCACCTGTTTCAAGTATCATCTTTGCTTCATTTGGAAACCTTACATCTGTAATTACGAAGTTTTTATTCTTGTTTTGTAGTAAATGTTGTTTAGTTAAACTTACCCATATACCATCATAGAAACCATTACGCATACATTCAGTACCAAATTCCTGTAAAACTAGTCTTGGGGTTATTTCGCGTCCTGTTTCAGCACTCCAAAATTCATCCTTTTGTTCACGCCAAACACGTGATTCATCAGTTTTGCCATCTAGTAGTTCTCTGTTCCAATTGAACATCACTGCTACTGCATCTTTCAATCTATCTGCAAAAGATGTTTTAACAAAATTATGGTTATCAATTAATGTTTGTGCTACTGTGTCTTTTCCGGATCCAATTAATCCGCAAATGCCTATTATCATACGAATATTTCCTAATGTTGTCTTATTAGTATATACTATGATTTAGTGGATGTCAAGAACTTTTTAACCGATTGTGAAACCGTAACCCATTCCACCTGCAACTTGTAGTTTTAGATCTTCTTCTAGTTTATCTAGTTCTGCCTGTGCCTCTTGCTTAAGAGCGTCACCATTTAAAGTTGAACCACCTTGTGGACCTGCAATAGTGGCAAATTTACTTCTTGCTTCGCCTAGCATATACTTACATTTTGCTAAAGTATAATCTTTGATCCATTGTTTTGCAAGATAGTCATTCATAAGTTCACTATCTGGTCTGTAATTGTAACAATATAACAGAAGTGTTTCTTCTGCTCTAGGTCTTTGTAATAGTGTAAGTTTCTTTGTCGTTGTATTCCATTTAAATTCTATAAATGAACCAAACATTCTACCTACAAGTTCTTGGTAACTAGCAAACATATTGTAAGTTGCTAATCCACCCATGTTAGAACTTGCTAAAAGGTATGTATTTGTGTAAGCCAAGTTAAATGGTTCAAATAATGTACCACCATCTCCACCACCAGTTCTTGAACCAATTGAACGTCTAAATATTTTTCTTACTTCAACTATTTCATTTGCTAGTGTGTAATCGTTTTGATCTATCACTGCATCCAGGAAAATATAACTTTCTTCCACAGAATTATCAGAACGTTGACGGAATTTGTCAAATGCTGTGCGTAGTGATATTTCATAGTGTTGTGGGTCTAATTCCACATCGATCATACCGCCGCCTAGCATTGCGGACACATAATCAAATATCTCTTGTTTTTGGGTTACAATATCTGTCATCTTATATGTATTTATGCGAACGATAAATACAATTACTATGCCGAGACTGAGTTTATACAAACCTGAAAAGGGTAAAGATTACGAATTTCTAGATAAAACCATACAGGAGATGTTCACTGTGGGTGGTACAGACGTATTTGTACACAAATATCTAGGACCTAGAAATCCAGACGAAACAGAAGCCACAGCAGATCAACCTAGATACAATGCTGTCAAAGAAACAAATATCCAGGATATGCTATTCATGGAAAACCGTGATAGAAAATATGATCCTGATGTATATGTTATGCGTGGTATCTACAATGTACAAGATGTAGACTTTGACATGAGTCAATTTGGATTGTTTTTACAAAATGATACATTGTTCATGACACTACCTATCAATTATAGTGTGAAAACTTTAGGTAGAAAAATTATGTCAGGTGATGTTTTAGAATTACCTCATCTTAAAGACGAACACGCATTGAATGATTATAGTGTTGCACTCAAAAGGTTTTATGTTGTTGAAGATGTGAATCGTGCAAGTGAAGGATTTTCACAAACTTGGTATCCGCATTTATATAGAATCAAAATGAAACAGATTGTTGATTCACAAGAATTCAAAGAAATACTTGACTTACCAACTGAAGAAGGTTCATCACAGACTTTAAGAGATGTATTATCAACTTATGAAAGAGAAATGCAAGTCAATGATGCAGTTGTTGGACAAGCAGAAGCAGATGCACCTAAATCAGGTTATGATACATCACACTTATACACGTTACAGGTTGATGCAAATAACAATCCTGAACTAGTAACAACAGATGAAGCAACTATTGATGCCAGTGTTGCAAGTGGTAACCTAGATGCAAGTAGAGTAAATCAAACTCCTGAACGTAGTGGATATCAAGGTTACTTAATAGGTGACGGACTAGCACCAAATGGTGAGGTATTTGGTCATGGTATAAGTTTCCCAACTGCAAGTATTGAGGGAGATTACTTTTTAAGGACAGATTTTATGCCAAATAGATTATTTAGATTTGACAGTAGACGTTGGGTAAAAGTTGAAGATGCAGTAAGACACAACTTAACTAATAGTCCTACAAAAAATACACAAAAAGGTTCGTTTATTAATAACACAAAAACCACAAACATTGGTGGTGATACTGTTATTGAAAGACAAGCAATTTCAAAAGCACTAAAACCTAAGGCGGATAACTAATGCAACATTTCTATGATGGTCAGATAAGAAGATATGTTACTCAAATGATTAGGTTGTTGAGCAATTTTACCTATAAAGATGGTAAAGGTGCTTTAGTAAAAGTTCCTGTCATGTACGGAGATATAACAAGACAGGTTGGCCACATAATGAGAGATAATTCAGAAAATAAAATTCCATCCGCTCCACGTATAAGTGTTTACATATCAGGATTACAATTAGACAGAGATAGAGTAAGTGATAGTACATTTGTAAGTAAAGTTCATTTAAGAGAACGCACATATGATAGTGCAGGAAAAGAATATTTAAATACGCAAGGTAAAAACGTGACCGTTGAACGTTTAATGCCAACACCATATACATTAGAAATGACAGCAGATATTTGGTCTACAAATACTGATCAAAAATTACAAATTATGGAACAAATTTTAATGATGTTTAATCCTAGTCTAGAAATACAAACTACTGACAACTATGTAGACTGGACAAGTTTAAGTGTTGTTGAACTAGAAAACGTAAACTTTAGTTCAAGAAGTATTCCTGTTGGAACAGAAAGCGAAATAGATGTAAGTCAATTAGGATTAAAAACACCAATATACATTTCACCTCCTACTAAAGTTAAAAAACTAGGAGTGATAACAAATATAGTAATGAGTATTTTTGATGAAAGTCGAGGTACAATAGACTTAGGTGAAAGTATGCCAGAACTTAAATCATACAGCGATGGTGGTGCTGAAAGTCCTACTACTGACCTTGAAGAAAGCAGTAAAGTAAAACGTAAAGATACTGCAAGTGTAAGGGTAACAACTTATAACAATTTAGATATACTAGTGATGGGCAATGTTGCTAAATTAATTCACAAAGGCAAAATAGGTGGCGTTACTTGGAACCAATATGTTGAAGCAATGCCTGGTAAATTTAGATCAGGTTTAAGTCAGTTGCAATTATCAAGAACTGGAAGAACTACAAGTATTAATGGTAGTGTTGCTATTGACAGTACAGATGATAGAAATTTAATTATAAATTGGGACACAGATACTTTCCCAACAGATAAGGTTATTGCAGGGTCAACAGGAAACAGAAGTAAAATTGATTATATAATAGATCCTACTACTTTTAATCCAACAGTGCAAAAAACAGCAGGTACAAGATTCTTATTGTTAGGAGACGTAGGAAGTACAAGTAATACAGACGGTCCTGATGCTTGGAAGAATGCAGATAACACTGACTTTGTTGCTAGTAATAATGACATAGTTGAATGGGACGGATCTAAATGGTCAATACTGTTTGATGCAAGTGCTAATAATGAGATAATTTACCAAACTAATCTAAATACAGGCATCCAATATAAATGGACTGGCGAAGAATGGGTGCTATCTTTCGAAGGCGAATACCGAAACGGCACTTGGCACCTACTATTTTAAATAATTAATAGTATGAGTCAAGATATTATTTGTAGCGGAGCCTTATTCTATTCATTAAAAACCAAAAGATTTTTATTTTTACATAGAGTACAGAGCAAACAAAACAACGTATGGGGTTTAGTAGGTGGTACTAACAATACCAAAGAAACTCCATGGGAAAGCCTACAAAGAGAAATAAAAGAAGAAATTGGCAACTTACCAAAAATTACCAAAACAATTCCTTTAGAAACTTTTGTAAGCACAGATGAAAAATTTAAATTTCACACATATCTTGTTGTAGTCAACGAAGAGTTTATTCCTGTATTAAATGAAGAACATGATGGTTATGCATGGGCAAGTTTTAATAAATGGCCAAAGCCATTACACATGGGATTAAAAAACACTTTACAAAACAAAACAAATCAAACTAAATTAGAAACTGTATTTGATTTAATTCAACTATTGGAGAAGTAATGGCCATTTTAGTCTACGGTGACGTAATGCTTGACGAATGGAGAATAGGATCAGTGGACCGTATAAGTCCAGAGGCACCTGTTCCGGTTTTATTAGAAAATGATTATAGATGTAATGTTGGCGGTGCAGGAAATTTAGCAGTTAATCTTGCAAGTATAAATGGCCCGGTTGATTTGTATGGTCCATTAGGCAAAGACAAACAAGGAAATAAATTTTTAGAACTTTTATTACTTACAAATGTTTGTTCCTGTTTAACAAGTTGCTTAGAAGCCACAACAAGTAAAGTTCGTATAGTAAGCACACAAGGACAACAAATTTGTAGATTCGATACTGATTCAATATGTGAATGTGATGACGCAGAAAAAGAATTTTTAAATGCTGTTCAGCAAAATGATACAGTTGTAATCAGTGATTATAATAAAGGTGCAGTTAGGAAAGATACTGTAAGTAAATTATTAGAAAAAGGTGCAATGGTGTTAGTTGATCCTAAACAAGATCCTTCATTTTACACTGGTGCTTTTTTAGTAAAACCAAACATGAAAGAATATGTAGAATGGTTTGGAGAATTTTCATATGAAAATGCAAGAGAAAATTTATTAAAATATAAATGGGACTGGCTTGTTGTGACAGCAGGTGCAGATGGAATACACGTTATAAATGCACAAGATAATTGGCATTGTAAAGAAGAAGTACAAGAGGTTGCTGATGTGTCAGGAGCAGGCGATACTGTAATGGCAATAATCGCACATGGAATAAACCAAGGAAAAAGTGTTCCAGATTCATGTAGCCTTGCTTGTTATGGTGCTTCACGTGTTGTTGAAAAAAGAGGAGTCACTGTGGTAACAGAAGATGACTTAAACAGAGGAGTTGTATGGACTAATGGAGTGTTTGATATACTGCATACTGGCCATTTAAAACTTCTTAGACACGCCGCAACGCTTGGTAAACGTTTGATAGTAGGTATTAATAGCGACAGTAGTGTGAAACGTTTAAAAGGAGAAACTAGACCCATTAACAGTGAATTTAAACGCAAAGAAACTTTAGAACAATTAGGATTCATCGACGATGTTGTTATATTTGACGGTGATACACCAATAGATGAAATAGTAAAAATACGTCCTGATATTATTGTTAAAGGTGGAGACTATACAGTAGAAACTACTGTTGGTAACGAACTTGCAAAAGTTGTAATTTTTCCAACTATTGAAGGACATAGCACAACTGAAACAATAGAAAAGATAAAACAATGAAAATTTTAGTTACTGGTACAGATGGTTTTATAGGAAATGCAGTTGCAAGTCATCTAGTGAATGCAGGACATCAGGTCGAAGGGTGGACTTACATACCTAATAAGTATCCTGATCCTTCACAATGTGATAGAGTCATACATTGTGGTGCCATTAGCAGTACCACAGAAACAGATGTTGAAAAAATCATGACACAAAACACAGATTTCACTATGAAACTTATAGAACTTTGTGACATGATGGGTACAAGTATGCAATATTCTAGCACTGCTAACTTATATGGCAATACTAAAAACTTTAATGAGAACGCACCTTTACTTCCGGAAAGTCCATATGGTTGGTCAAAGTATCTAGTTGATAGATTTGTACAAAGTTACATGAAAGATTTTAAAATTAACATACAAGGTTTTAGATATTTCAATGTTTATGGCAATGGAGAGGATCATAAAGGTGATCAAATGAGTCCTGTAAGTAAATTTACCAAACAAGCAAAAGCAAATCAAGATATTAAACTGTTTGAAAACAGTGAAAACTACAAACGTGATTTTGTTAGCATAGAAGACGTTTGTAAAATACATGAAAAAATGTTAGATGTTGATCAAAGTGGTATTTTTAACGTTGGTACAGGAGAAGCAGTTAGTTTTAAAACCATTGCATATAAAATTGCTTACAAATATGGTGTAGGTGTTGACTTAATTCCAATGCCTAAAGAAATAGCAAAAAATTATCAAGCATATACCTGTGCTGATAACAAAAAATTACAGGATATTTTAAACTATGAGTTTGAATACGTTATTGACTGGATTGATAGGCAGTAAAAAACCTAAAGTTGAGTGGTGGAGTACTGTTCCTGGCCTTACGGAATTAGAACCAGTACAACCAGCAAACAAGTTTCTTCCTGATTGGTTCAAGAAAATGCCAAGATGGCTAGAAGAAGACAATCCATTTGACAAAGGAACGTTTAAAAATTGTCCTGGCATAGTTGATTTTTACAAAGACGCTTTTGTTATTCCATTGTGGGCAGACTTTTACCTAAATGTTAGTGAAAAAGACTTTGGTTGGAAATGTAGCAATGAAGATTTTACAATGTCGTTGCATTTCAAAGAACAGTTCCTAGACCATACTCCAAAAAATGTAAAAAATGAAGTGATGGTAGTGGCAAAAACAGATTGTCCGTGGAGAGTAAAGACAAGTAAAGGATGGGGCATGATGCAACTGCCTATGTTTTACAATTTTAGTGAAGATTTTGAGTGCCTTCCTGGACTTACATACACAGAATGGAGTCATCAAATTAACCAACAATTATTAATTAAGAAAAAAGGTGAATTTTTACTGAAAAAAGGCACGCCAATTGCAATGTACAAGCCTGTAAAATTAGATAAAATAAATTATACGGTAAAAGATGAAGATGATGCAAAATTTATTGAGAGTTACAAGTCAAACCTTAAGTTTCAAAGTAAATTTAAAGGAAGTTATAATGCAATTAAAGGAAAATACCTAAATGAGTAATCGATTAGAAGGAAAAGTGCCTAAGGGTTGGGGATATGAATTAATATGGGCAACCAATGACAAGTATTGCGGTAAAATTATGGTATTTGAAAAGAAAGGTGCAAAGTTTTCAATGCACTTCCATAAAGAGAAGG